AAGAAGAACCCCGAGATTATCCGCTCGATTTATTTCTGCTGTGAGTTATGTAGCAATGAGTGGACTAGGTCTCAACAGGGAGCAATGGGCGGTGACGGTAGATGATTACCGAAGTATGGAAAGACGTGGTTGGATTTCCTGACTATGCGGTTTCTAATTTAGGACGGGTCAAACGCCTAACCGCACAGAAAGGAACGTGGCCGGGTAAAATCCTTAAAGCTCGAATGAACGGCAGAAGAAATGGGAACTATTATTTCGTCAGTATCCCCAACGAGTCAGGAGAGTATTTCGGTAAGGCCGTAGCTCGATTAGTCGCTCAAGCCTTCATTCCTAATCCTAAAAACAAACCGGAAGTAAACCACCTCGACGGAGAGAAGGCCAACAACGCAGTTTACAACCTAGAATGGTCTACGCATCAAGAAAACAGTACACATGCGAAACAAAACGGTTTGATGGCAAGGGGTTCACAATCAGGAACATCAAGACTGACTGAGAAAGACATCCCACTTATAAGGCGTAGACGTGCCAATGGGAAAACGTACCAGTCAATATGCGATGAATTTGGCGTAAGTAATACCTGCGTTAGAGACATCATCATAGGAAGAACTTGGAAGCACTTGATATGGACCTAAACTCCGCAGAACGCTTCCTCGCCCGCTTTCACCTGAGAGACCGCGACTCTCACAAGCAGGTGAAGTTCGTCCTGAACTACAACCAGAAGAAAATCCATGCGGTAGCGAAAAAGCAGCAGGATGAAGGCAAACCCGTCCGCATCCTCGTGGACAAAAGCCGACGTGTGGGAGTCTCCAGTTGGGCAGAGGGGTTGCTGTTTGCCCACTGTTGCTGGCTGCCGAGCGCGCACGCTCTGATTGCAGCGCACGAATATAAATCGAGTAAGGCTCTGTTCTCTATTCCCACGGGCTTTGCCAAGCAAGCGAAATTCCTGAACCTACGAGCGGTTGAGCGGGAAATCACCTTCAACCATTCGACAGGCGATTCACTCATGCAGATTATCACCGCCGGAAAAGATACCTCTGGCCGTGGATTCACACTTTCCGCTTTGCACTTGTCCGAAGCCGCCCACCTGAAAAGCGCCGAGCCCTATACCTCCATAATCCCCGCCGTATCGAATCACAAGGACACGATTATCATTATTGAAAGTACCCCGAATGGTATGGACGGTGACGGAGAAACTTTCTACGAAATGTGGCTCGATGCCGTGGAAGGCCGCTCGGAATACGAAGACGTGTTCCTCTCTTGGACGGATGACCCGGCCTGCGTAGCCGACGCTTCGATTGCCAAAGACGCTCCGCGAGACAAAGAAGAAAAAGAATTGCTGAAGGCGGGACTCACGAAAGCGCAACTCGCTTGGCGTAGGCTGAAGATTGCTTCGCCAGAGTGCGGAGGACTGGTAGAACTTTTTCACCAGGAGTTTCCGACCAACTGGGAAGAGAGTTTTATCACTTCGGGATTCCCTGCGTTCGAGGAAATCGAGCGGCAATACGCCGCTTCGCAGGTGAAAAAACCCAAGTGGCAGGGATTCATCGAGACGACCGAAGACGGTTCGATGAAACTCAGGCAGCATCATAAAGGCGACCTGTGCATCTGGAAAGACCCGGAGAAAGGCCACTACTACTACATCGGAGCGGACGCGGCGCGAGGCGATGATGAAAAAGACGGAAGAGACTTCGCTGCAAATGTGGGGCTTGACGGCAATACCGGGGAGCAGGCGTTCCGGTATGCGGGCCACGTTGTCCCCGAAGTGCACGGCTGTTATCTCAACTCCCTTGGGCGACATTACAATCGCGCAATGCTCAACGGAGAGCTTACGGGAGGTTACGGCTACGGCACACTCTACGTCGTCAGAGACCTGCTTAAATATCCGAATCTCTATCGCTGGAAAGGCAAAGACGACAAGGTTGGATCATGGGCTACGAGTCGTAACGCCGTGTGGTACGAAACAACGCAGCACACGCGGACGATGCTTTTCGAGATGATGCGCGCCTCCTTGCGGGAAGGTGCGGGAACCACGGGAGAATACGGAGTCATCCTCCATGACGAGATGCTCGCTTCACAGATTCGGATGTGCACGCGCAAGGAAACTGGACGAGTGGACGTGAAGAAAGGCCACGACGACGTTCTCTTTGCCGCCATGCTTGCTAACGTCGCCATGCGCCAGTACGCTCCGCCGCGAATGATGAATCAAGCGGTCTCGCACGAGAAGGAAGAGGACGACGAAGTGAGAGCGAAGATGGGCGGGCGAGGCGACCAAGTTTTAGACGATGCCAGTCTCAGTTTGCAGAATCACTTCGACAAAATCATGCGCAAGGTGAAGATGTTCCCGAACGAAGAATACGAAGAGGTGGCCTAATGCCGAGCTACAACATTGATCTTCGAGACCCACAAACGCTTCTGCGAATCATCGCCACACTAGTCGAGCAGAATGAAGGTGTGATGGTTTTTCGCGCCGAGGATTACGACGGCATCGAAAAGGGCAAAGTCCTGACTATTGACTATGACCGGGCAAAAGGGCAATTATCTCTGAGGTGCACCGCTGATTTTGGCAGCGCAGTCGCGGTTGCGCCGGAAAGCCACGCATGGACAAAGCCAGCCGAAGCCGCGCCACTCGAAAGGCACAGAGTAGCAGCCGCAAGGGACGCGGAGAGGAGAGCAGTGCCAACGGACGCGGACATGGCCGACTTAGAGGAAGCGGCGGCGAGGAGACAGGAACTGGCGCGAGCGGTGGAAGAAGGGAAGACCCCGCTCAAGATTCACACGCGCCCATAAAGACTTCGAGAGAAATCTTGACGGAGATGGGGCTGGAATTTAACCGCATGATGGAGGAAGACGGCCCCATCGCAGCGTGGAAGATGCGGCAGAAACGGCTTAACGAGCATATGGGCACGCTCGCTGAAGTGATGAGCGTGCGGGACATCATGGAAGAGACGCGCAGAATCGGAGAGTACCTGAAGCAAGGCGTTGCTGGCGGAGCAGGCTCAGGCAGCGCACTCGATGAAGTGAGAGAGTTTCTGAACGACAAGGTTCACTGATGGCGTTTACCCAATTCCGCACCGTCCCCGCGAGTGGCTCACCAAAAACAGATAACGACGCATCTTCAAAAGACATCCGAGCAAGGCAGATTGATGAACTAATACGCCAGAGTGAAGACGCTCGCAAGGAAATCTACGGACCAACCCATGACCGCGACTGTGAAAATTTCTACAATATGTTCGAGTCTGCTCGACGCGCTCCCTCCATGCGGCCCAGTATCAAAGCCCCGCAGTTGCAATTACTTCTACTCGCTGAAGCCGCCGACGCTACCGACACGAATATGCGCGTGTTCATCCACAAGAAGGATGAGCGCGACAAGGATAGGGAAAAAGCGTTTCAAGAGAACTGGAAAAAGGAATTTTACAATCTGCATCTCCTGATGTCGCAGGTCTACGCGCAATTCTCAGGCACTTCTTTTCTCCAGGTTGGCTACGACCCGCTCGCCATTCGTGGTAATGGAAAAGTTTGGCTTCGTGCGAGGAAGCAAGCGCACGTCTACGTGGATTATTGCAGCCCGTGGCCGGAGGACTGGTCATGGGTCATCATCGAAGACCATGTGTATCTCGACAAAATAAAAAAGGAATTGCCCGACCACGCGGAAAACATATCCAAAGCCGTAGCGCGCTCCGAGAGCATGGCGGGCGCTCCTGCTGGTCAACTAGAACTTCCTCCCGGCCCGATGTCGGTTACGGCGCGTGGCTTGCCAAGCGCGGATGAAACAACGAACGATGGACTCTTGAAGCGAAGAACCTGCTACTGCCTCGACACAACCATGCGGCGAGTCACGGACAAGGAAGCCGCTCTCTTCAAGGAAAAGAATCTTCCTGTGCCGGAAGCTCTCCCGAAATATCCAGTAGGCCGAATGATTGTCGAGTGCGAAGGAACGATACTTTCTGACGGAGAGTCTTGGATTCCCTTGCCCGATATGTGGCCTGTTGTTCCGGTGTGGGCTGTGCCGCCGTGGGATACGGTGTGGTGCCCCGCGCCGATGAAATATACGAAGTCGCTGCAAGATGCCGCCGAGCAGCAGATGACGAATACGTTCGAGAACGCAAAGCGTCTGAACTCTGGGATCGTCGTCATCCATGAGAGCACGGGAGTAACGGCAAACACTTTCGGCAACTTGGCGGGAGAAATCGTTGTCGTTGCGGCGAACTCTCCGCCGGGCACTGGCATTGACATTAAGTTTCCTCCGCCATTTCCAGCGCAGATGATTACGCTTCCAGAGGTCTATCTCGGATTGCAAAAAGAATTGAGGGGAGCGACTCCAGCGAGGCAGGGAAACATGGCTCCCGGAAACGTCGGGCCTGACCTGTTTGAAGCAGCCATCTCGCAATCACAGGCTGGAACAAGATTGACCGCAAGATTTTTCGCCTACTCGGTGCAGAAAGCGGTCGAACTACTTTTCTACACCATGAGCAAATCATTCACGGAGGAAAGAATCTTCAGAGATGGCGACAAAGCGGTGAAGTGGCAGCCCGATTCAGCGGCAGAGGAATATGATGTTCAAGTCCCTGAAGGCGCTGTACGCCCGATGTCACAGGCAAGTCTGCGTGCGATGGTCATTGAGTTGAAGAAAGCATCCTTGATCGACAGCAAGTCGGCGTTGCGGATGTTGGATATTCCCGACTACGAAGAAATAAGCGAAGCCCTTGAAGCTGAGTTAAAATTAGCTGCCTTAGCAAAAGGCGTAAAGAAGTGAGTCTAATTGAGACACACACGACTATTTTCCCGCACTTCGCCTACCCGGTGCACTATCATTGGCGCTCGGTATTTTTCGCGGCACAGTTCTATGGGAAAACAGAACGCCAGATACGAAACTGGTGTTCAAGAGGTTTGTTCGCCAAGCGCGGCATACCCGTTTATCAAGACCCGCGAGGCCGCTGGTGGATAAGTCTCGACGCTAACGAGCCTAAAAACATTTTGTAACGCGGAATCTGTTTTACTCCTACCCCTTGACGAAATCGTAGAACTGTCCACAGACTCGCTCCGTGGAACGTGTAGCGATTCTCGAACTCGACGAATGCAACCACGGAGAATTTATCCTCGCTCAAATCGCCGTTGACGGAGTGCCCTCAGTTCCCTTCCACGCTCACAAGTCAATTCGAGAAAAGTATCCAAAGGAAGAAGACTTCATCGCGTACCTAGTTCGCATGGCGAAAGCGGTAATCGGTCGCTGTGGCGACGCGAGAAATCCGTTTCCGCAAGAACTTGTCGAAGGAGCAACCTAATGCGTGGACGACGTATGGGAAAAACAGGCGTGAAGGGCCGCAAAGACAGAGCCACTTCGACGGGCCGTGGTCGCAGGCGAGGCGGCAGGTACTAGGATTTTGTAGGAACTCGGTTTTTTGCGATCTGCCGATGTTTGGCGTAACCGAGTTTCAGAAAGGAGCGCACCCAATGGCACGCAGAGGACGCAAGCACCGCCGCGGCGGAAAGCGCAAGTAAGTAAGGCAGAAAATTCGGGGGAAGGCGGGGCGTTTTAACCGACGCCCCCAATTCCCAAGAAAAGAGGAGAACATGCCGGAGAAACTGAAGGGCGGGGGATTCGACGAACTGATTACCCCGATCAACGAAGAGGGAAACCGCACATCGAACGACCCGGACACGGCGAACGTGCCGTCAGCACTTGACCCGCCAGACCCGATGGGCCTGACGCACGGGATATTCAAGGGCGGTTCGCGCAAGGGCGCACCACCGAAGGGATAACGAATTGAATGGGAGCCGGCGTAAACCCGCAAATGATTTTGCAGATGCTCAAGTCCCGCATGGGCGGGGCAGGAGCAGCGGGAGGAGCCACGGGCACAGGCGGAGCGGAGGAGTCTGTAGGGCCAGCGTCGCGGGAGTTGCAGGGAGCCGACCCGGAATACGCACTGAAGCTGATCTCGAGTCTCAAGAAACAGATTGCCGACCTGATTCCCACGCTCGCTTTCAGGGCACCCGCCGCTTCGCGCGCACTCGTTTCCACTTTCAAAGGGATAGACGCGGCCATCAAGGAATTGCAGCAGGCGCAAGCAACGCTCAACGCAGTAGGCGGGCCAATCAAGATGTCGGGAGTTTCCGCGCAGCAACCTCCGGGCGGAGCGCCGGAGATGGCGAAAGCAGCGTAACGAGGAGAGAAAATGGCTAAGACACTTGCGGAACTTATCAGTGACGCAGCCGCAGCGGATGATTTTGAACTTGTAGCAGCCGATGGCACGAAGTACAAACTCTCGGAGATTCGCGGATTTCGCAGCACGGTAACTGCGGCGGAAAATGAACTGAAGACGAAGACAGCGAACGCCGAGCGGGTGGCGAAGGAAGCAGAAACCATCCTCGCATCCTTACAGGCTGCACAGAAAGAGATGGAGAAGAACGCGCCAAAGAAAGAGGAACCGAAAGGTTCAGACTGGCGGAAGAATCCTCTCTACGAAGAACTCGTTCCCGTCATCGAAGCAGTTGAACAGGCCGCTAAAGTGGCGAGAGAGAACTCCGACGCTCTCAAGAAATCTCTCGACCAGTCGCAGGCCATCTACGCTCTTGAACGCATGAGACGGCAATGGGCTGAAGCGAAGGTGAAGCCGAAGGATAAGAAATTCGAGGAAGTTGTTGCCGAAGTGTTGGGAGCAAAAGAACTCGATGAGATGGGCTTGCCGACACTTGAGAAATACCTCTACCGGACGAGCGAACCAGACCGCATCAAGGTAGCCACGGATGAAGCGGTGGCGAACGCGCGCAAGGAATGGGAAAAGACGCAAAGAGCCGCGAATATCCCGAAGCCCGGAGCGACGCATATCCGAGCAGCGACCAAGGACGCTCCCATCAAGAACCTGACCGAACTCACGTCCGAACTGGTATCTCAGGACGCGGACATTGTTGCGCTGAATGAAGGGGGTACACCAAATTGACGCCCGCAACTCCTCCTCTTCCGCCGACTCCGAAGCAACCTCTTGAGCTTCGCTTCCCTCGTCTGTACTACGACTTTGAGACCTTGACAACGGGAGCAAAGACCGAGGATGTTTTCATTCCCAAGAAAATCCCTCCGACGCTTGCCGATGTTGTCCGCGCTGTTTGCGATTCTCACGGCACGTCAGACCAGGGACTCATCGCGGATTTACATAACTCCATCTCTGAATTTCTTGGCGAGGAAGCGGTAAAGCAAAGAGCGGCGGTGGAATCTTGAGTCAGACGCTTCCAGAACGATTTCCTGAATTGTACTTCGTCATCACCGAGGCGTCTGAATTTGTTAAGACGGTGGAGACAAAGGTGCCGAAAAAGAACCGTCCGTCTTTCGCGCAGATTCTTGACAAGATCATCACTCAGCACGGGATTCAGAGTGCAGGGCTTGTGGGAGACATCGCAGGCGCGGCGGAGGAGTATTTCTCGGAAGCGGTGGTGCCTGCTTGAGCCAGTCGCTACAGGAACAGTTTCCCGACTTGTACTTCGATACGAAGACAGTCGAGGAGAGGACGCCAAAAAAGAATCCTCCATCAATCGCTCAAGTGATGGAGAAGATTCTGGTGATGAACGGGATACAGAATACGGGGCTTGCTAGCACTTTAGCGAAAGCGGCAAGCGAATTTTTCGCTCCAAGCACTACCGAGTAAAGGAGAACCACCGTGGCAAGCGTAACAGGAACTGGGATAGCAACTCCTCCAGCGCAACTCGTCAACACCGTGCAAGCACTGGTGCAGAAGTATATCGCTCCCGTCGTGGGCGACCAAGTGCTTCTGCCTTGCCCGACGATGTGGGCGCTTGTCCGGCGTGGCAAGAAGATGGCTGGCGGCGCGCTCGTCTATCCCGAGTTCTTCCAAGAAGAGACGACTGGTGGGGCGTACTACGGCGCACAGTTGCTCAATACCGCGCTGCAAGATGTGGTGCAGCCAGCCGAGCAGCAATGGCGGTTCTACTACGAAGCGGTTGTGCTTCCCTACACAGACATCATTTTGGGGCGCGGCGGGTACGCCGGAGTGGACATCGTACGGCAGAAGTTCCAGACCGCCGCAGGCTCTTTCATGCAGAAGTTGGCTCGTTCCCTCTGGAACGTGGCCCCGCAGAACACCGCGCTCGACATTGACGACATTGACTCCTGGGTTGGCAAAACAACGAACGTCATCGCTGGCATTGACCGCTCGGTTGCCGCGAACGCTTTCTGGAAGCCGGAAGCGAACGTGTCCGGCGGCGCGGCGAACCTTTCGATTGCCGTAGCCGATTCAGCCTACTGGTCAACGGTGTTCGGCTACGACGAACCCGACTTGATGGTGATGGACAACACGCGCTATGCGAACTTCAAGCAAGCGTTCCAGGCGACCACGCGATTCACTGAAAACATCCAGGACAAAGAAGCGCTCCAACAGGGCTTCCGCTACCACTTCCTGTTCAACAACGCCGTCGTGCTCGCCGACAGAAACTGCCTTGCTTCCGTGGCCTACATCCTGAACACGAAGTACATCTTCCCGGTTTTTCATGAGGCGGATTACTTCGTCATAGATCCTTGGGTGAAGCCTTCGAATCAGCGTGTACTAGTTTCTAATATTTACCTTACTTGGCAGCTTGCCAACCTTTCGCCTCGCATGGGGGTTAAGATCACGTCAATTCTGTAGTACAGGAGAACTTTTGTGGCTATCGTAAACTCAGTTGCAACACTCACAGCCGAAGGCGTCCAGCTCATTCAGCGCATCGGCGTGGTCATCTTGACCGCGACGCCGCAGACGGTGACGGTGCCAGCTTCCGGTTCCATTTCTCCGGCTGTCACTCGCGGTTACGCTCGATGCAAGATTTACAACCAGAGCGTCGCCATCAGCGTCACGGCTATTCAGTTGAACGCGACCGATGGAACAAACACCGTCACGGTAGACGAATGGGCACCGCAAGCGGCGCTGGCGATTACCGCCACGGCGTACTGTGACATTACGTTTGACTTCATCTTTGACACCCTGCCATCGGCCACGGCGGGCGGAGCGACAGGCACATTGATTTTCGGAGGCGCGACATCGTTCAACTTCTTGGTGTTCACGTCAGGCGCCGGAGGCACGGCGGCAGGAGACTTTGAACTTGCGGTAGACCCGTAAAAAGTTTTCGCCGGCCAGTAATACCTCCTCGGGGGCTGGGGCTGAAAACAGCCTCAGCCCTTTAGTTTTTTAGGAGCACTTGATGTTAGTTGGCGATCTGATAGCGGACATTCGAGAAAGCATTACCGACCAGCCTCAGACGTTGCCTACTCCTACGGCTGCTCTCGTTGCCGCTGTCGTTGCTTCGGCGGCTTCGACACTTCCAGCGGGAACCTACTTTGGCACCTATACCTACAGGACTCCATGGGGAGAGACTCTGCCGGGTGGAGAACTTGGTGGGCTTGTTGTTGGCGGAGCGCAAGGGATTCAAGTCACTGGCCCTGCCATTCCGCCAAGTGCTTCCGTCATCCGTGTCTACCTGACTCTTGCTGGAGGCGCGTCAGGGAGCGAGCAGCAATTCGTTGAATCCGCCACTTTGCCTTTTACTATCTCCGCTCCTGGAGCCACGGCAGTTGTGCCAACAAGGAACTCAGCCTATTTGCCGGACACAGATGGCGACGCAATCAACGCGGCTTCTCTTTTCCGCTGGATTAATCGAGGGCTAGAACTTGCTTCTCAAGTTTGTGGCGGGTTGCTCGATTATTCAGGGATCGGCTCCACTTCAGGGCAGCCGCAATACATCGTTCCTGGAGAGTGGAAAAGAATATCAAGCGTCTGGTATGACGGCTATCCTCTTTCTATGGATGATGCGGGAATGTACTTCAGAAGAAATGCAATCACGGCTTCCGTGCTTTCTTCCATTGCTCTGTCGCTTTTCACCGACCGCATGATGTTTGAAGTTTGGCCGCAGCCAGCAAGAACAGGAGCACAAACAACCCTTGCCGCTCCGCTTGCCGCCACCGAAACGCAGGCGGTACTTACTTCTGCCGCTGGATTCCTTTTGACGAACGGCTTCGTGCAGATAGGCAATGAGTTTATGTCCTATTCCGGGATAACCGGGAACACGCTGAAGAATCTTGTGCGGGGTCTCTCTGGAAGCGTAATCGCTTCCGCCATTGCAGGTACGGCAGTCAACGAACTAAATCTTTTCTGGCAGGGATGGCGGATGTACGCTCCTACTTTCCAGCCGGGAGATTCTACCAAGGTTCTTCCTATCCCTCTAGGATGGGGTTCTCTCCTTTTCAAATATGGCCTTGGCAGAGCGAAACTCGCAGAGCAGAACGTAGGCGATTACTCGAAACTCGAAGACGATTTCATCAAGAAACTCTCCGATTGGTACAGGACGAACAAGGTAGTCGTCGGGCCGAAACAAGTCTCTGGTGGCTGGGCAGGTGAAAGCGGACTAGAAACTTGGGGTGGAGGACAGGGCGGAGGTTTCGTCATTCCATGAGCGCGACCTACAAACCTGTGCCTACAAAACCGTTCCTAAAGGGAATGAACGCTTGTACTGACCCTTATACGCAACCTCCGGGAACTTTTCCGCGCGGGTCAAATCTACTTTTGAACAAGCGCGGGGCGCTTGACGTATGCGACGGCACGCAACTAGTTCATGCGTTCAATGGAGCGGTGCAGGCAGGGCGCGGCAAGGATATGTGCGACTTTCTGTTTTCTCCAACTGGCGTCGCTAGTTATTATCTCGCTTTATTCAAAGTGCTCGACATCCATCTTGGTGTCGTTCAAAATCTTACGCTTGCCGATGGAGGAGCGGGAGGAAGTCTCGCGGCGGGAACCTATTTCTACAGTGTCACGGCTCTGGATAACACTGGCGGAGAGACTATTCAAGGGACTGCCCCGAGCATCGCCATCGGTGCAAATCATAAGGTCGTTCTGACTTGGAATGTCGTGCCCAATGCCGTGAAGTACAATATTTACCGTGGGCCGGCCGCTGGTACAGTGGCGTTGCTGCTCGGAAGCAATGTTCCCGTAGCGCAGGTTGTGGCGGGAACGCTGACAGTGACTTATACCGATGATGGCACGGCGTCGAATAATCCGGTGAATCTCGTTGCGGCTCCGAACGGGGTAAGCGTTATTGGAAACACGATTTATTGGACGACGCAGACACCGCACAACCTAAATACCGGACAGATCGTAGCGGCAGCAGGAGTCGGCAATGCGACATTCAACGGAGCATATTTCGTTGGAAGCATCGTCTCGGCCACAGTCTTTCAAACTCCGAACCCAAACAACATTGCGAACGGAACAACGAGCGGAGGAGGAATGGTCACTGGCGGGGCCATTCCATCGGGAGCAGATACGACACAACAGGTTGGACTTTTCAAGATGCCGATTATCGTCGGAACTCCGGCTGTCTTGCCAGTTCCTTACAACAATTCCAATATTGTTGCGCTTTTCCCTGCCGACATCATTGCTGGAGGAAGATTTCAATTTGATGGCGGCGGAGGCGGTGGCTCTGGCGGAGGAGGTGGAACAGGGGGCGGAGGTTCCAGCGGTGGCTCTGGCGGAGGTTCATCTCCAACTCCAGGCGGCGGCATCCCCGGGAATGTTTCCATCATCCCTCAAATAATTGAGTTTACTAACCGTGTCGTACTGGTTTTGGGCAACGGTTTTCCGCCGCAACTCTTTTCCGACGCTAACGGAACGCTCACCAACCCGGCCACGATTGCGGCGATCTCGGCAATCTCGGCGGATGCCTTTGGCGTCGTGACGGTGACAACCGCTACGCCTCACGGCCTTGTTGCCGCTCAAGTTGGAGCGAATGTTCTTATCGGAGGAGTGACAAACGCTCTCTACAACATGGTTGGGCCGACGATTGCGATTCTTTCCGCCACTCAGTATAAGGTCGTGAACCTTGCGGCTATCGGGCAGGCTGCCTCGGCTGGCGGTACTTCCACCACAACTACGGTGCCGATTACCAACTCTTTCACGCCCGCTTTTCCGGCATGGAGCGCGACAACGCAGTATAACGTAAACTCCGTGACCGTGCCCACGGTCTCCAATGGCTTTTACTACATAGCGATTCAGGGAGGAACATCGGGAGGAGCGCAGCCTTCTTTCCCAACAGCCATTGGAGCGCAAGTTGGCGACGGCTCGATTCTCTGGCGCAATGCGGGGCCAATCAACACGGCTGCGCCTGCGCCTCCAGGCGCTGCTCATGCCACTGTTTATGCAGGGTCTCTATGGTTTCTGAACACTTCTCCGACAAACACAGCATCAGGAATTGACGGGCCATGCTCGCTCAGAATGAGCGACGTGAATAATCCCTTATCGTGGAATCCCATCAATCAGGCGTTTCTGGACAAAGACGATGGCACGGAAGGAACAGGACTGGCTTCCTTTACCATCACGGCGCAAGGTATCCCCCCGGAAGGGTCTCTTGTCGTGTTCAAGAACTATTCCGCATACCAGATTGTCGGGATCTTCGGCTCTCCAAATCTAGCGATTCAAAGAATCAAGTCGGACATGGGATGTACTGCTCCAAGAAGCATCCAGTTTGTTCCCGGCTT